ACCATCAACATGAGCCATTGGAACAATAATGACTCCATTGTCATTTAACCAATCGATTGTTTTTTGCGTTGTTTTACCTGCAACCAGAACAACATCGTTATCGCCAGCAACTTCTTTTGCCGACAATACCCAAGGTTTTAACTGATTGATTTCATAGTTGGTGAAACCACCGATAATTAAATTTTTCTCCACGGAAATTCTCCATTATATTTTTCATTCATCACTCTGTTGCCATTTAAAAAGAAGTCTGCATTAACAGAACCAGCATTGCCATCAACACGATAGTTGACAGTATACTTTCCTGTGCAGTCGAATTTAGGAAAATGTTGTGACAATACATTTAACCAAACACGATCTTGACCCCAACCACCATGCCATACTTGTGCTAATTTTATCGCAACTTCTGTTTTTATGCAATAGCAATTAGTATCTATGTGATTAACTCCATGATATGTTTTCCACTTACCAAGAGATTCGCAATCATCATTACATATGTATTCACCGTCTTTTGTGCATACCTTTCGGAGCGAATAGGACCAGTCCAGGTTCTGCTCCTCTATTGTCTTGATGCAGTTCTTGATATGATCTGGTTCAAACCAACAGTCTTGATCCAGGTAAATCACATACTTGGTATCAATTAGGTGGGTGAAAGCTGCGTAAACTCTATGACCATAGAATCCGTTTGCACCGACATTAAGTGGTAGAAAACACCTTTCCAGATTCTTTCTTGACAAAAAATCATCCGTGATGATTCTTGTACTGGAATGTGCTTTTGGTCCATCTGCAACAACATAACATTTTGATTCATAACTCTGATTCAACACACTTGCAATAGCAGTCTTCAACTCCGGTGCACCGGTAGTTGGCATAATCACTGTCACACTCATAATTTAACCTCTTGATGTATTAATTTTACTTTTTAATTTTTACTATTAACAAACCACCACGAGTGGCCATTAACTTGTATGGGTAAATAGCTACGCGAGCGCCATTATAACGTTTATTCTTATAGGTGAATCCTCGACCAGCTCGAAATGTTGCACCAAAGACCGGCAAGTATCCACCCTTAAAGTGTGATAAATCACCAGACAAACTCATGTGACTGGAGAAGTCGAGTTCTATATGCTTGCCCATATTTTTAAACACTGGTTTGCCTTGACCAATCAACTGTGTATGTTGTAAAGAGAATGGTCGGCCATATTCTGGTCCATAAATCGACATATTGGCAAGTTCATCATCCGTAAATTCGCCCATAACTGGCATAGAAAGTTGATTACTATTACCAATAACTTTGGCAACTTCTCCCAAAAACTTTTGAACAAGTGGATGATTGTAGATATATTCACCGGCCTGTTCAGATAAACCACCATATTGTTGAAAAGCTTCTGGTCCACCTTCTTTCTTATGAGAAACATAAATCGAACCAGATGCAGTGGGATTCTTATTATCTTTGCAAAGAATAATGTCAGCTTTAGGATCTCCCTTGACACCCGCTTTTTGTTTTATTGGTGAATCAACTTTTATAGCATACGCAATATCTTTGTATATTTTGTTGTCACCTTTTAATTTAACATCAATTTTGCCACCAGCATCTAGAATATAGGCATTAATGGCATCAACAACTTCATCTTCATATTGTGTGCCGTTACCGCCTGTTGGTTTGCGAATGGCATTGATTGGAATATAACCAGAAGTTTGGCCAATTTTTACTGAAGCCATCTTCAACTTACCAATCTCAAACACATTTCGATCAGTTATCTTAATTTTGGTGCCGGCCTTAAATTCTTTAGTTCCAGCAACTATGTTTTTGCCTTTCTTGGTATACAGAACAGTAGACTTTCCTTTTTCGATCTCAAAATCGATTTCGGAGAATCTTTTATTTTCTGTCACATATTTTGTGAAAGATAATCTACCATCAGTGGCTTTACTACCCAAGTCGGCCATTGCAATTCCTGTTGTTATAATTTATTATTTAGTCTTCATCTTATGATTTGTATCTCTTTACCTGAAGTCCAAACCTCTAGATCAGTTTTCAATTTCTTTTCTTCGTTCAGATTAGTATAACGGCTCGTTGCCTTGTTTTTCCACCATCTGATCAGATTTTCAAGATAGTGTTTCTCATGGTTTTCACCAGGAATTAATTTGTCAGTTTTGCAGTTGACATAATCAACCATGTTATTAAAACCATAATCACTGATGTAATACCTCTTCTGTTCTGTCAGATTCTTCGCTTTACTTATTGTATCATTAAATTCACTTAAAGCGTCTTTGTCAGCCTTTAATGCACTCTTAGTCATAGCAATGATTGTCATTGTTGTTTTAAGTTTCTTACTTGATGATTCGGGATCAACGATATCACCAACTCTACTTTCAACAAAACTTTTCAGGTCTTCGTATGGTTTACCGTGCATAAGTGGTACAAAATCACTGTCAGTTAAACCTTTGAAACGAATGAAAGGTTTCATGCCATCATATTGAGAAACTGTCTTTGTACTACCATACAAACTGGTTGTCTCAAACAAACACAGGTTCATATTGTATTTCTTGTTGACGATTTCACGAACTTCATGTGATGTACAAATACTTGCAAGAAGTTTACCACCAAGATAATTGTAACCAAATGGTTGTGCGGGAACGATTACGAATCCCATCATTGCAGAATCATTAAATCGTTTTGCCCATTCTGGTTGTTGAGTGAACACCTGCGCCAACATTTCATTTCTCGGTTTCATATTGATTACTGGAGAACCAAGGCGAATGAAACCAATAATTTTCTTGGTGTTCTTTTCGATAACAGCCAGACGAACCTGGCGACCAACAGGAGAAATATTGATGTGAGAACTGGTGATATTCAGTAGATTTTCCCATTGATCAATTGGAATCTCACAGACTTCAAAATCCATATCGGATGGATGCACAGTGAAATCCGAAAACAAATCATCTTCTAATGGAAAAAGAGGATTGCTTGGCATTTCAGAAAGAGATGCCAACTTCTGATTTCGCATGTATTCATCGATTCGATTGAATTCACCAAAGTAATCTTTAAATACTTTTGCACAGTGAATTGCATCGTCTGTGCTCAAGATCATACTTTAAAACCTTCGAAAGCTTTTTTGGCTTTCATTTCTCTATTACCAAAAGTGTTCAACGGTTTATCTTTACCCGAATCAATGATATCATCTTGTGCAGATTGTTCTACATCATACAGTCTCATCTTCGCTCTGTCAATACCAAGACTGAATCGTTTGTATTGTGTTGGATCAGAATAACGATTCTTCAACTGTTTGACCATGATCTGACCGAGTTCTTCCAGTTCTTCGGAAGAAATCAGTGCAAACATCAAGTCTGCTGTAGCGGGCAAACCAAAAGACTCACTTGTGTCTTCCAATCCGGGGTCGGAAGAAGTATATCCACTTCTTGTTGTTTGTGTCGCAGAAACAATTGGTAATCCGAACTCAACGGCAAGACCTCGCAATTCCTCTGCGATTGCCTTAACATAGGTATAACTGTTGACGTTTGATCCTGCCTTAACGCGAGAACTACAACAAATATTGAGGTAATCCACAAAGATAATATCAGGAACAAAGCTTTTCTTGAGATTGAGTTCATTCAACAATGTCCTAAAATGTGTTACTGATGCTGCTGCTGTTGGGTATTCTTTGATGATTAGTTTACCAACAGTTTTCTCTCTTAATTTTGCGATTCTTTTGTCATACGCATCCTTAGATAAGTTGACCAAATCATCAACAGTGACGTTCAACAAGTTCGCATCGATACGTTCTGCGATCTTTTCTTCAGCCATTTCCATGGTGATATATAGCACATTCTTGCCTTGAACCATACATGATGCAGCAACGTGACACATGAACAAACTTTTACCAACGCCAGTGCCTGCAAGAGCAATATTCAATGTCTTTGCAGGAAGACCACCTTTGGTGATTTTGTTGAAGTATTCCAAATCGAAAGGAATCTTTTCTTCTTTGCGGTGATAAAAGTCAAAACGATCATCTGAATTTTCCAGATAATCGTGACCAACGGAACTGTCGAAACTGACAGCTAGTGCATCAGAGAGAATCTTGGGAATCTGACCCTTATCATGTGTCTTATCTTTACCATCAAGAATAGAAATTGAACCGAGAACTGCATTGTAAATTGCTTTTTCTTGGCAAAAATGTTCTGTCTTGTCTACAAGCCATTCGATCTTGGATTCTTCTTTTTTACCGTCTTGAATTTCTTTAAGATACGATTCGCATTTTTCTAGTTCTGTTTCTGTCAGATTTCTATTTTCTTTAATAGATAAAACTAACGACTCGATTGATGGTGTCGAATTGTAGGTTTCAACGAACGATGCGATTTGATTAAAAATCGTCTTGTCGGTTCTGTCGGTGAAATACTCGGATTTTATGAAAGGTAAAACTTTGCGTAGATACTCATCATTGTAAATTAGGTTTTTCAGTATTGTCTGTTCCAGTTTCATCAATAATATCCTCATCCATATTAAATGACATTATTTCTACCAATAAGTCACCAATATAATTTTTGAAATCTTCATCTTTTTCCAGCTTTGCTGGTTTCTTGATTTCAGATTCTAACACATCATAAGCAAAAAGTAAATGAACTCCGTCACTTTCTTCTTTTATTTTAACCTTACCATATTTAAATACGGTATCTTTATAAGGTCCTTGTAGAAGTCTGATGTGAACTGTTGTTGCATCATTCTTAGGATATATGTAACAGAAATCAATACCCTCAATCATTTAAAACACCCTCATCGTTCTCGCTTTGCATGATTTCACTTGCAGCAACACGATACTTATTTTCAACAAATTCTTGGAAAGATTTTTGTTTCAAAACAGACAACCAGAACTCTTTTGAGTGAGTGTCCTTTTCCCGATACTTCTTATCTTCTACTTCACCGGAGGAAACATCCACTTTGCTATACCACCCATTTGAGGGTTTGATGACATGTCCGGATTCCAATGCAATATCAAGTAAACCTGACCAACGGCTAATACCACCATCAAAAGATACAGACACAGGGATTTTAGATTTTTCTTTAACATACCTACTCTTTTCTACGTTAATAATGAAGTTATAACCAACAATTTCAGTTCCTTCTTTTTCTTGTTGGCGCCCAATAATGAAGATATTATCTGCTGAGTAATAAGAGCCTGTACCACCGCCAACAATGTCTTTCGGGAACATACCGATTTCTTTGTATGTGTGATTGACAACAATCATTGGAATATCTTTTAGTGACAAGTGTGGTGTCACCATACGGAACAAACTCTTAACTTGTTTTGCGCGTGACATATCTGCAACAGATTTGCCCTCAAGTGCATCTTCGACCTCTTTCTTGGATGCAAGGTTGCCAATTGAATCAATCACAATGATAAGATGTTCACCACGTTCTAATTGTGTCAACTGTTGCATCACATCAAACTTTAATTGTTCAATATCTGTAAGAGGAGTATGAAGCACTCGCTCAGTGTCGATACCAAAACTATCGAAATAGGACTGCGGAGTACCGAATTCGGAATCGTAAAATAGCAGTGCTGCATCAGGATATTTATCTAGATAAGACTTAGCCATCAACAGAGAAAATGCAGTCTTAAAATGTTTAGATGGACCAGCCCACATCGTAAGACCTGGTGTTAGACCACCATCTAGCTTACCAGACAATGCAATATTGATTGCTGGAACTGCCGTTGGAATCATATCTTTTTCGGTAAAGAATTTTGATTTCGCCAGAATAGCAGAATCTTTGATACTACTGTTCTTTTTAATTTTATCAAGAATACTCATATAATTTCCTTTTCATTTCAACTGAAGAAGTCTTCCAAAGAATTGTTCTTCTCAACTTTCCATTTCATACAATCCAATATCACACGAATTGGTTCCAAAAATGCTTTGTCGAATTGTACATCGTAATCAATATACCTGTCAAGTTCAAACTCTTTTGGTATTCTGGAAGGGAAAGAAATAACGGTATCTTTGAAGTGATTTGGCATTTTGAGATAGGTGAATTTGATTTTTTCACCTTCTTGAATCTTCTGATACTTCTTTTCCAATCCCATCAATTTCAGATTGTGATTGTATAGAATTGCACCTTTAACATGAATTGGTGTACCTTTCTTATATAGTGTAACCGAATCAGAATATGTGTTCAGGCCATTGAGACCACGCGGAAAAGATATTTCTTCTGGTGGCAATCTTTTGAATTCTTCTCTGAAATTCGCAATGAAGTTTTGAACATCATTTTCATTACCGGTCATCATCAACTGAATTGCCGCTTTCATCTTTTCACGGATTGCCGATGGTGTGGATGATTTAATCATTTCCAGTCCCATGACCTTCATCTGTGGTTCTTTATATTGAACACCTTCGTTGTTGTACACGTTTAAGATATAACGCTTCTTGGCAGTCCAAACACCTTTGTTGGACAGACCTTCACGTTTCATTTGCATCTTTTGTGAATATGCCTTAACATAGTCAGCAAGTTCTGCATAAGACTTGTCAATAAACGGTTGAATCTTAGTCTCACAAACTTTATCCATGAAGGATATCGCCTTGTTAATATCTTGACTTCTGTCCCCCATCGCATGTTGCACCAAAGGTCCAAGATTGAGATAGATTGAGTCAGTATCTGATGCAATGACATAATCAACACCTTCCGTTTTAAGAACATTATTCATGTACTGGTTAATCTTATTTTCAATCCAACGAATAGAAAGCTGGCCAGCAGTAGTGACACCCAGAGCCATCCGTAGGTCGTAAAATCTAAAATACTGAGAACCCAAAGCACCATAAGCAGAATTGAGAGAGACTTTCTTAGCGAGTTGTAGGTTGTTGTATCTCGCGATCCGTTTCTCAATGTCATACTTCTTTGAATCATCGGTTTCATTTTCATATTCCTGTTTCGCAGCCAACATCATCTTTTTGAATTTGCTGCGGTCAATATACATTTCTTCCATCATCTTAGGCAAGAAACCTTGAACATCTGTTCGAAAGTATTGTCCATTTGGTGTGATTGTAACACCAGATAAACTTGATGTGTCAATTTGACATTTCAAAAGTTTGTCAACGGAAACACCTTGCGATAGAACATCACGCATTTCTTGTGTGTAGTCTGCCGGTTCGATTAGAGTTTCTGGCGAAATGTTATACTGCATCATCAGGTGAGGATACAGACTGTTCAAGTCGAAACTGGCAACCCAGTTGTGTAGGCCAACCTGAGGTTCTTTAACATATGCACCTTCGAATGCGGAATCTTTGTCCTGCACCTCACGTGGTGGTACAATGATCTTCTGTTGCAGTAGATAGGAATATGTCAGTGAATCCCACATGCGTGTCTGTGCAAACACATCTTCATAGTTACACTTGGTATCATATGCAAGAGTCAGTGCCAGTTCCAACAGTTTCAGTTTATCTTCCAGTTTAAGAATCAGTTTAACGTCTTTGATGTTATATTCAATAAACTTCTGGAAGTTCAATCGATACAATTGATGCAAGTTTTCATATTCATCGTATGAGATTTTACCTTCACCAAGTTCAACGTTTGCAATATTATCAAGACGATAAGATTCTTGTGACTTGCCACCCGGCGCATACCATTTGTAGAGTTCGATGTAGTCTAGAGATTCGACACCAACAAAACTATAGGCAATTAACATTCTGCCATTGATGTTTGTTTTGCGTTCGGAAATATAATTCCAAGGCGAAAGTTTCTTCGTGTCATCTTCACCCAAGATTTTACGAAAACGATTAACGAGATAAGGAATATCGAAAAACTTTGTGTTCCAACCAGTGATAACGTCTGGGCAATTGTCTGACCACAACATCAGGAACTTCTTGCAAAGAGTCCATTCATCTTTACACTTAATATAAACTTCGTCACCTTGTACTTCATAATCACCACATCCGAACACATAGGTTTTGCCGTTGATATAAGTGATTGCAATTGCGGTGATGGGTTCGTTGGCCAGATAAGGATCGGGAAATCCATTTTCTGAACCAACCTCAATATCTACGATAGCGATAGAAACTTTATCCTGATCCCAATCAACCATCGTAGGATGTTGATCTGCAATGAATGCATATTCGTACCTGGTGTTACCATAGATTTTTGGTGCACCAGGAATGCCGTCATACTTCTTAAAGAATTCTCGCGCTTCGTAGATACTGTCGAAACGTTTTTCAGACAAGTCCAGACCATCAAGGGATTTGTGAGTGCCTTTATCTTTTTTGGCAGGAAGATATAGTGATGGCTCGTAGTCAACCTTTTGTTTGATACGTTTTCCGTCCATGATCCCGCGATACAGGATCTTGCCGCCTAGGGCTTGAACATTGGTGTAGAAATTAGACATTAACCGGTAATGATGCTTTGTTGTTTGGGTAGAATGATGCCAGACCCGAATAATTGGTTGTAGTTGCTTTTGAAATCTTCTGCGGGTTCGTAAGAGTATACAATATTTCTCTTATCTATGTCAATAATAAATCCGGATTTTTGTTCGGCATGTAATGGAAAAGGTGAAAATCCTACATTTGGTGCCCCATCTTTACCTCGGACAATAGAAATTGCCACAGGATTTTTGAAAGTGATTGATTCCATACTTTCTTTTTCCACTTCACCTAAAATTTCTTCGTGTGTAATTAATTTGGCTGTTAAGATTTTCATTTTTTTACCTTTTCGAAAAGTTTATAAATATATGTATTGATAGAAAAATTATTCCTATTTGACTTTGTGATTATACATACAAAATGATTTTTTGTCAATCAAAATAGTGGTTAAAAAGGAAAATAAATGTTCAAAAAGCTAACCGCAATGGTGCTTTTTGTAATGTCTTTGTCATCGGTCGCGCAGACCACCTATGATTCGAGTACGCTGGTAGACACAAACAGTACATCTACCTCGACAAGCACCGTAAATACAAACAATACTAGCACGGCTACGACCGTCAACACTAATAACACTAATGTTAATAGTGTCTCCACGAATGTCAATACAAGCACCAGTGTAAACACGAATAATAACGTGAACACTGGCACAATGACGTACAACAACAATAACGTCAATGCTTCAACTTCCACTAGCACAGTTACGAACAATAACAACAACGTGAATAGTGGTACAATGACGTACAACAACAATAACGTCAACACCAACGCCAGCACATCTACGAGTGTGAATACGAATAATAATATAAATTCTGGCACGATGACTAATAACAACAATAACGTCAACACCAACGCCAGCACATCTACAAATGTGAATACGAATAATAATATAAATTCTGGCACGATGACAAATAACAATAACAATGTTAGTGCAAGCACCAGTACAAACGTAAACACAAATAACAATGTGAATACAGGCACGATGACAAATAACAATAACAATGTTAATACAAATACTAGTGCATCAACAAGCACAAACACAAATAACAATGTCAACTCTGGTGACATGACAAATCGCAATATTAATGAAAGTAATATTACACAAAGAATAATTCAACCGCCACCTACAGCGGTTGCGCCAACAATGATGAGTGGTGGTAACAACGATTTGTGTACTACTGGTTCTAGTAGTGCGGTACAAACACAAATTTTTGGTGTAAGTTCTGGTGGTACTATACGTGACGAAAATTGTGAAAGATTAAAATTATCTAAAACTCTTTTTGATATGGGAATGAAAGTCGCCGCCGTTGCTACAATGTGCCAAGACCGCAGAGTTTGGGACGCAATGATGGCCGCCGGCACTCCATGCCCCTACGAGGGAAAAATTGGTGAGGCTGCAAAGGTTGAATGGCAAGCAAATCCAAATAAAGTTCCTGCACCAATAAAAGAGAAAAAAGATGATTCGTATACAAAGATTGGCATCGGCAGTTTCCTTGGCGTTCTTGTTCACAAGCTTATCAAGTAACGCACAGGATTTAATTGCGGGTCAAATATACAATACAGGTAATATAGTTCTACCGACAAATCAAGGTGGTCCTTCATCTTGGGTGAATGGTGTTTATCAAGACAACTTGACATGTTGGTCTTGGGGACAACCTGGTTATTGTGGTCCTAATGCTATTGTTGGTCCAGGAAATAACATAAACTTCTCTTTTGGTTCAACTTACCTTTATCAGCAACAAGACATTTCAAGCATATTGCCAAGTTCTACACCTGGATTACAAGTCACAGGATATAACTTTGGATTCAGAGCAAAGAACGGTAATGGATGGGACGATGGGCGCGTAGACCAATTGGCGGCGCTTGTTCGTTTTTGGGATACTACAGGCGGTAGAGGAACCAGTAATTTACTATATGGTAATTCATACGATTTAAATTACAAATTTAATTGGACCAATTTTAATTTCTCCGAGAATTTTACTTCTCCTTTAAATGCTTCTTCTATTGGACAAGTTCAATACGGTTTCATAGGTAGAGACAACAATGGTTGGTCAGGTCCTTATGGGCCAGAAGTGATTAATGTTTCTTTTTCTTTAAAATACACTGTTGATCCATGTTCTGTCAATGTGTTAAGTTCACCTACTTGTCCAGGTTACTTGAGTGCAATCAATAGTTTAACGCCAGCAACCACAGCAACTGTTGTCACAATTTCAACACCAATAATATCTACAGTTCTGCCAACAACTTCTGATGTACAACCATCAACAATAACTGTTGACGCTGGCGGTGTTGAAGTATCAACTAGTGGAACAATAAGCGCACCAGATAATATTCCACAATCCGTAAAAGAATCGGCACAAAAAACAGAGTCTGAAAAACAGGAAGAAAAAACAAAATCTAGTCCGAACATGTCTCTTATAATGAGTGTGGTTCGCCAAATACAAGCAAATGACAGAGCCACGCAAACTGCTGCTGTTGAAAATGCACTACAAGAAGTTTCAAGTGCAATAGCAAATGCACAAGACCAAACAAACATGGTCATTGAAAACAATCAAAGAAACAATGCAACACAACAACAAGCGGCAACAGAATCACAACAAACGAGTATTGTAAATATTCAATTACAAAATGCACAAACAAACGGACAAAACAGTTTTAATTTTGAACCTGTTGTAGTTGTAAATCAGACTCAACAAATACAAAAACCAATTGAACAGGTGAATACACAAATACAACAAGTTGAAGTTTCTAAAATCGATTATTCACTGCTAACACAACCTGTACTTTTGCCTAATTTTTCTACAACAAGTGTGTTTAGACAAAACGAAAGTCAGATTGAAATGGTCGCTCAATCAAATTTTATGAGTAATGATAGTCCGATAAAATCAATTTTGGAACAGAAACCTATAATAGAAACTTCGGCGGCGGACCAAAAAACAGAAACAGTTAAGAGCAACGTACAACCAAATGAATTGGCTGGTAACATAGACATAAACAGAATGGCAGTTACGCCGCCAGGATTTAATGCTTATATGAGTTTAACACTCAGGGATGGTCAGTTATACAAACCTGAGGAGATTTATAAAAACCAAGTGACTGTAGATAATGTTAGAGCATTGAGACAACTATCATCCGATAGATTACATCAAGAAATGGTCAATCAACAATACAGGAACTAAAATGACGGAAGAAATTAAAAACGTTAACAAAAAAATTGATGATGCTGAAGCAGCAGTAAAGAAGTATGCAAGCAAAGATACCGTAATTAGCATCGGCGGTTACGAATTCACTCCAGCAAAATTAATGGTAGCATTCACTATCGTATCATCCACACTTGGTGGTCTCTATGGTGCATTTGAAGTCTATAAAGACTATCAAGGGATGAAAAAGAAAATTGCTGAATACATTGCACCAGATTTATCCGAATTCGATAAGAGGCTTGCAGTTATTGAAGAAAACAGTGCCAAAACTTCAGACTACACTAGAGACATTAAGAATGATCTGAAGAATGATATTCGTAGAAACGAATCAGTGACAGAACAAATTGAACGTGGTGTCAAGCAAGCACAAAGAGAAACTGAGGCAGAAATGCGTCAGGCACGAAAAGATATTCGTGAAGATTTAGAAAAAGCAAGAGGTGAAGTTGCATCAATACGTAAAGAAGTGGCGGATGCACGCCGTGAAATTTCTAAAGAAGTTGATACAACAAAGAAAGAAATTGCTAGAGATGTTGATGTGATGAAAAGAGAAGTCAACGGAAGGGTTGAAACTCTAAAGAAGGAAGTGGATACAAAAATCCAGAAAGCACTGGACAATCCATTGAATAACAAATAAAGTGGTTGCGGGTCACGGAGTTGCACCGGAACTGAGGATTATGAGCCCACTGTGATACTGTTTCACCAACCCGCCAAATTATTTATGTTTTTGTTTTAGGTTATTCAATGATGCAATTCGCTTGAACTCTTCATCTTCAGCGATTGCATCATCGATTTCTTTTGGATCTTTTTTCTTGAAAATATTATTCCAATTTTCTGAAAAAGTTTTTTGGTCAACACTGTATGGTCTTGGGCTTGATCCTTTGCCGCCGTCAGACATATTAATCTCCGTAGATTAAAACAATACTTGTTGTTGATACAACATATTTATTGTCGATTGGTACGGCTGCATTCCAATCAAGCAGTACAACATCACCAACAGATACATCTTCAGCATCTGGACCAACAGCTAAAACTTTTGCTTTGTCTGGTTCCGGTGAGGACCTTAGAATAATTCCGGAAGCCGTAGTTTTTACATTCTCCACACGTTCAACAACAACTTTATTTTTCAGTGGTTTGATATTCATAATGTCCTCAAAAATGGAGCGGTGTACTGATTCACACAGCTAACATGAAGGGGTACTCCATGTCGTATTATTACACACCGCATAAAACTGGAGCGGGATAGGAGAATCGAACTCCTGGCTTTAGCTTGGAAGGCTAAGGTATTACCATTATACGAATCCCGCAACTAACTTGGTGCCCCATGAGAGAATCGAACTCCCGTACCCGGATTACAAAACCGGTGTAATACCATTATACTAATAGGGCAAAATCTTGGAGCGGGTAGTGAGAATCGAACTCACAACTAAACCTTGGCAAGGTCTTGTGTTACCACTAGCACCATACCCGCATCAATTTAAATTTATAGAGTTATTATATAGGCCTTTTTTTGTATTGTCAACAACTACTTTTGGTACGAATGGTCGGAATCGAACCGACACGCCTTGCGGCGGCAGATTTTGAGTCTGCTGCGTCTACCAATTCCGCCACACTCGCATCACATAGTTGGACCATTACCATTGCGAAAACCAATTTCACCACCTTCTTCTTTTATTTTCTTCATAACGTCTTCAAAAAGAATAGGTCTAAAATCAGTTTGTTCAACACAAACACAATGGTAACGTGAATCAATCACAGGTTCTTCCACAGTGAAAGTTTTCACTGTACGAAGCACACGATTGGCATGTAAATGACCATGAATATTAACACCAAAACGACCTAGACTTTCTTCATGTACCGGAATATGAGACAGAATCATTCCGTTCATCACATGATAACCACGAATGTCTCTAAAATATTTTGTGTAATCTTCAAGTTTAAAAATGTCATGGTTACCACGAATTAATACTTTATCACCGTTTAATCGGCGCATAATATTAAGTGACTTGCGATTGATAACAACATCACCAAGATGATATACTTTATCATTTCGCCGAACTGTTTCGTTCCAACGTTTCACCATTTCTTCATCCATTTCTTCAGGATTATCCCATGGTCGAAGTTTAGTCACACCATCAGCGCGCATAAACCTACACACTCCAGCATGGCCAAAATGTGTATCACTCACTAAGAAAACTGCTGGCATTTTAACTCCTTATCTTGGCCCGGCGTAAGAGAATCGAACTCCTATTAAGGGCTTAGAAGACCCCTGTATTATCCATTATACGAACGCCAGAAATTTTGGTGCCCCAGGGGAGATTTGAACTCCCAAAATTTGGTTTCTAAGACCAACACGTATACCGATTCCGTCACCGGGGCATATATACTTTTATGAATGAACCTATAAAAATCTCAGCTAATGTGCATCACTGCATTTATCTTACAACAAGTAGGTATTTTACACCACATCCAATAATTAATCAAGCGAAAGCTGAATTCAAACCGTTGGTTATTCCCAACATTGGTGCTCCCAACAAGAATTGAACTTGTGTTTTACCCTTACCAAGGGTATGTAATACCATTATACTATGAGAGCTTGGCGCTGCCTGTTGGAATCGAACCAACTTCAACGGCTCTTCAGGCCGCCGCTATGACCACATCAGCTAAAGCAGCAATTGGTACCTTGTGACGGGATCGAACCGCCGACCTTCTCCTTGTAAGGGAGACACTCTACCGCTGAGTTAACAAGGCATAATTTGGGGAGTTATATGAGGATCGAACTCATACTACCTCGGTCACAGCAAGGTGTGCAGTCCACTACACTAATAACTCCATCGTCATTAACATGTTACAGTTACTTGTTCTGTAAGAATCCGTTTTAATCGGTCTGCACAGAACGAAGCAGCTGGTGCATCTGGTTTAACCATAGGTGTCATGTTACATGTACCTTTGATATAACCAATTGCTTGTTGTACAACGCATGAACTTCCGTATTCATCAGACTTATTAAGGTCTAAGTGAACTTCAACATGACGGTCTTCCAACACATCAGCCAAACTTTGGAACAATTCAGACACTTTATAAACTTCAGTCATCAGACGCATTGCTGGTTTACTTTTCTTATGATCGTAATCCAGTTCTCTCTCAACATAACCAAAGATTTTACAACCATGGCGACCATCGATATGAACTACAACTGCAAGAGCATAATCTGCATACCAAACACCATTAACACGAATACGTTCTGAGTCTGCACCCAAATAAACTTTCGTATCGGGTCCTTGATTCAAGACAAATTCTTTTACTTCTTGCAAATTGAAATTTTTCATATCAATCACCTTTCTTATTTTACTTATGGCATCCCGCCAGGGACTCGAACCCCGACCAACAGTTTTGGAGACTGTGATGCTGCCATTACACCAGCGAGATATTTGGTACCCTTGGACAATTTCGAAATGTCGACCTACGCCTTATCAAGACGGTGCTCTTCCTCTGAGCTACAAGGGTAAAATGGACCGCCCGGAGAGATTCGAACTCCCGACTTCTTAGTTCGTAGCCAAGCACTCTAAGTCCACTGAGTTACGGGCGGTTATGGTGGTACTAATTGGTAACGATCCAATCTCCTCGGCTTATGAAACCGGTACGCATCCGTCTACGTCATAGTACCATTAATTGGTGGACCGAAGGAGGATCGAACTCCTATCTCTGGATTGCAAAACCAGCGTGTACCCCAGTATCACTATCAGCCCAAAAAAGATGACTTATTATTTTTCTTATTATACGCCATAAGTCAAGGCGAGTGTTGGTCCGAGTAGAGAGGTTCGAACTCCCGACCCCCTGGTCCCAAACCAGGTGCGCTACCAGACTGCGCTATACTCGGATTAAATTGGCTCCAGTGGCTGGGATCGAACCAACGACCAAGTGATTAACAGTCACCTGCACTACCGCTGTGCTACACTGGAATAAAAATAAAATGGTGGTCGGTGCTCATATCCGACTTACTAGACTGTCCGTTAACGCTGTACGGATCATACCTTTAAGGTTGCGAACCATCCTAGTCACCCGTCTAGTAAATTATAGGTTCAACAAGTGAGCAGTTTGCAGACACCATATTGAAACACACTTCTTGCAACTACCCCACCGCCTAGGACAGCTTTACGGGACCTTCCCACCATGGGAAGGCGAATGTGTTTCAATATGCTCTGCGTCCCCCGGCGGTAATTGTAGTACATCAGGATTTAGTTGGTTGTCTCTCATATCCATCACGCATACCTTCCACCCGCTCCCCGACAGGGACCGTTATCGTATTGCCAACGCACTTTCGGTTTAAAGTGTACCACCCGTGGATATCACACCACTTCTCATCGTCCGGGTCAGACTATCTGTTGATTAGACAGAACGTTCTGGCGGTCCCAAGGGGTAACGATCCCCTTCTTTATGCGTGACAGGCATACGTGCGTCCATGAACACTTTGAGACCAAATCTTAAGCACGAATATCTATATTCGTTCCTTTATTATCTTGTGAAACTTCTTTTCCTTTTTCACTATACAGTTGTGCAAATTCTTGACCATGAACTGTTACAACTATTACATCATTACCCTCATCATATTTAAAAATTTCTCTTACTATTGTTTTTCTAATATCACCCACCCAAGTGGTATAATTTGATATTTCTGAAATTAACATAGTACTCTCCTATTAAATTGGTGGAGGTCCACGGAGTCGAACCGCGAATGTTTACCACGAGGGACCGGATTTACAGTCCGGTGATGCACACGCCTTAGCATCAAGACCTCCAAAAACTAACTACGGGACGCCTGGGAGTTCTACAGGTCGTTTAAGAATACGCCTCGCGGCGATTCTCCCTTTTTATTTGTTGAAAGCACTCTCTACTGTTTAAGACCTAGTAATAAAGTGGTCCCCTTGGAAGCGATTGCCACCACAGCAATAAGTGCAAGGGTTGGTATTACCTTGAGAGTTAGGCCGCTGGTTAAGCACTTTCTGTCAGGCTTTCAACAAATAATTTACCATATAGAAACACACTGATGAGAATTGCACTCCCCTATTTCTCACAATAGGTTACGCCTAGGAGTTACACACAGATTCGGCTGTGCTGCATGACAATGTGTTTTTATATGGTAGGGGCACAGAGAATTGAACTCTGGTTTTCCGGTTAAAAGCCGGATACTTTACCACTAAGTTATACCCCCATAAATTACCATTTGTTTAGTGTTATCGTGCAAATTTAGAATTGAGGTGCTTCCTCTTCAAAGCCGATGCAGTTATATCAGGACCCGTTCCCGGCCGGTTGAGCCCGAATAGTGTATGCGTCCATACACGATACCTTGATAACACTAAACAAATGGTACACCTAGGGGGAATCGAACCCCTCGTTTGCGCCTTGAAAGGGCGCCGTCCTAACCGTTAGACGATAGGTGCATTGGTGCGAGTGGAGGGATTCGAACCCTCAAGGACCTTGCGGTCCTGGCAGATTTTAAGTCTGCTGTGTATACCGTTCCACCACACTCGCGTAAATTTTTAAAGAACATGTTGATTTCTCAACGTATGAATGTATTGTAACAGAACTACCGAATCTGTCAACCATACTGTTGTTTTTTAACAACATTCTCTATTCGCGAATGGCGAATGAACTGGAGTGGGTGACAGGAATCGAACCTGCATAAAACGGATTTGCAATCCGTTCCCTAGCCTTTCGGGTCACACCCACATAAATTGGTACCTCTGGTGAGAATCGAACTCACATCAGCCGCTTATCTGGCGCTACGGGGTATAAATCCGCTGTTTTACCATTAAACTACAGAGGTATTGGTGGAGAGTGTGGGAGTCGAACCCACTGACCGCTGTTACACGATCTACGGATTAGCAATCCGCTGCATTACCATCCTGCCCACTCTCCGAAATCTTTGTGGTCAGGGTAGCAAGAATCGAACTTGCACTACAAGGTTCCAAACCTCGGCGACTGCCACTATCATATACCCTGAATTGGTGGAAGCGGTGAGATTCGAACTCACGGACCTATTTCTAGATCGACAGTTTTCAAGACTGTTCCAATAAACCGGACTCTGGCACGCTTCCATTATTCTATTATAAATTCACTAACTTCTTTCTCTATGTCTGCATGAGACACATTGAAAAATACTCCTGGGCTTTTCTGACCTACTCCAGAATGGTCAAAAAAATTATCATAACGTATATCGTACTCATCAAAATTAACATTCGCAGTTTTGTAAGCACCAATGGTCACGACATACTCAGGTTTTCTTTTCGTTTGTTTTAACACATCTGAAACTGTCTGTGCGCCTCTACTGAAACCATAAAGGCGATAAGGTTTCTTTAGTGTTTGAATGTATTGTAATGCTTCTCTATCTTGAAACCAAGAAAAAGATTTACCACAATAACCTAAACGATTTGAGTATTTCTGAAATGCAACAGAATTAAATGAATCATTCAAACCTTTAAATCCTATCACATAACCTTTACATGCATGAGCAAATAAAGGTAAAGACAATAATATAGACAATACAATTTTTTTCATTGCATATCTCCTTTGCCATAAGAATGATAATTAAGTTCTTCCATCACAACATTGGAAGCATTATGCACAATTTATCAGCGCCTGTGCTTATGAGTATTTCTACTCTTAGGATCCGTCAGTGATAGTGTTACTTGTTTGCTACTAGACTAATTAGGTCCAACTTACAAGAATTTCGAGGCTCTTGCTTTCACACATCCGACAACTTAATTATCATACTTATGGCACCCGGAATAAGAATCGAACTTATACTAACAGAGTCAAAGTCTGCTGTGCTACCACTACACAATCCGGGATCAAAATAACTCTATAAATTTTTAAAGAACAAAGTGTATTGTATGACAGATTCAATGACCTGTCAACTAGTGTGTTGTTTTATCGCAACACCAAACAAAAAACCCTTAGAGTTTTAGTCTAAGGGTCTTGTGTTTGGAGTCTTTTTTAGAACTTAGTTCTTAACAATCCTTTTCTACACAAAACCCGGTCGGCCATGACGCATCGGCACAATTAATTGTGCGATACTCTGGCTGCAAACTAAAGGGTTTATGTATGAGAGACACGATTCTTCCTAAAAAATTTAACAATGTTTGTATTATATAGGCGTTTTGTTTGTTTGTCAAGCGGTTTTTAAAAATTATTTTTTAATACCAAAAAAGTATAAATCATGTTCACTATTTTCTTCATGGTATTCTTCAAATTTAAATTCACTAAACATTTCATTTAAATTAAAATTATCAGTAAAGTCTTTTTCGGTTAAATTTTTATAGTAATTCCAACCAATGCTTATTGTTAATGGACTATCTTCCGGAGAAATTTCATGTGTACCATGAGGCGGTCTTCCCGTGGTAGGAACAGAAACAAAAATTAGTCCACCACTTTTTGTTAATCTAAACATATTTCTAAATGTTTCAACCCAATATGGATTATGTTCGAAACAATTACAAGAACAAGAAACATCATAAGTGTTGTCTGGATGATCTACTTTTTGACCTTCACAAACCAAATCGACTCCTTTTCCCGGCCCAACATCGACACCAACATAATCACAATTTTCAAAAAAACTTCTAATTGTTCCATTAATATCCAAACTTCCAATTTCAATAATTTTTGCATTATTAAAAAAATTAGGTTTATTTTCTTTTAATCGATTAACAAAATTTAATTGTGCTTTGTGTGACATTATCTTTTCCAGGCAATTGGTTTTTCTTGTATTGGGCCAGAAGGGTCAACAAAGTCGTCAAATACTTCCCATAGAAGTTCTGATATCGCAAACTTGGTTAATAAACCTGTTTCTCTGCCATACGCATCTATTTCCCAAGGCTGTACCCAATAATCTATTTTATCAGGATCTAATTTTTTATTACGCCATTTGGTTAATGTATCATTGGTTTCACCAAAAATGTACTGTTTCACGTGTACCATTTCATGTGCAAGTGTTTCAAGTATTCTTCTGGAACCAATAAGTGGATTGATTTCGATAATAAAATGTCTAGGTTGTTTTCTGCTATTGTAATCTTCTACACTTGCGAAGCCATAATCATCTAATTTAGTATCGAAATGTATTTCTGTTAGGCAATTATTTCGAATTCTGGTATTTGGTATAAGTTCTTTGGCGTAAAAAACGGCAGCTCTCTCAACGAAAGGTCTGAAGTCTTTATCTGGACAGTTAAGTATACGTACCTGCATCAAAGAATCTCCATTTTTGAGACACTATTACCCACATATATTTATCAACTAAATTTTCTCTACTTTAACTCCAGCTTTCTCCAAGAATTGAATGCCACTTTCACTACGATAACTGTTGCGATAATACACAGAATTGATGCCACTTTGATATACAAGCTTGGCGCAATCCAAACAAGGAGCGTGAGTAACAAACAATACAGCACCATTAGAAGAAGCGCCATTTTTAGCCAACTTTGCAATTGCATTTGTTTCAGCATGAAGTACCTCAGGTTTGGTTGTTAACTTATATCTTTTCCAAATATTGGATTCTTTTGGAAGTTGTTGTTCTAGGTTTGGCCATGAATGTTCAATTTCTTCTGGACTGAGCCAACCACCAGCTCCTTGGTCCATATACTCTTTATCTTCACAGTTGTTATCCCAACCAGAAGGAGTACCATTATAACCAATTGAAATGATGCGATCATCTTTTACAACAATCGCACCGACATGGAGTCTACGAGCCGAGGATAGTTCTGCGAACACCTCGGCCGTTTTCATATATGCATTAATAAATTTTTCTTTCATTTCACATCCTAAATAATTATATGATTGATCCTGTAACAATCGGCATCGCTTTTAGTGTGGCTCAATCGTCAGTTAATAATATCAAAAAAGCAATGGCTCTAGGTAAAGATATTCATTCTTTAACCGGTGAGTTTATAAAATTTTTCAATTCATCCGATACGGTACATTCAGCTTCAGTTAAACTGAAAGCAAAAAATGTTGGTAAAAGTGACAGTGAATTAGGTGCTGTAGCTTTAGAACTTGCAATGAATTCGAAAAGACTCAGAGATGCCGAAAAAGAACTTAAAGAACTGTTGATATACAGTGGCAACGGAGATGTTTGGGAAGACATGCTCCGCGAACGAACACGCCTAATCAAAGAGAGAAATGCTGCTGAAAGGGAAATGATAAAAGCAAAAGCCAAACAAAGAGAACAAATGGCAGAAGATTTTTTAACCATAGTTGTTTCTTTGATTGGATTGTTTATTTTAATTGCCTTTATTAACTTTATGTGGCTAATCTTTACAAAAACTTAAGGAACTTCGTATTCATCTAGATTGTTCTGCCAGAATTTTATAACCTTTACCTGTAGGATGAATTCCATCAGTACTCATATGATCTTTAGGTCTAGGTAAAACAAAATCACCATATTCTTTTGCAATTTTTTCGATTGCAGTTTGAGGTACAGGCTTGCGTTCCATACCTGGACTAATCCAAAAAACTCTATCCGCTTTAATGTTTTGACGCATTTTGCGGAGTTCTTGCTCAGTTTTTACGCCTGCATGGTCATTAGCACCCAAACTAATAATCACTGTCTTATAAGATTTACTTGATGCCATAGAAAGATAATCTCTATTCCACTGCCAAGTATTCCAACCACCACGCGAATAACTAACACATTCTGGTCGGTACATTGCTGTACCAACCGCAATGCTATCACCAATAACCATGCAGTCCATAAATTACTCCATCAAAACATAATCTTCTTTAGAAACACCACACTCGGGACAATTAACTGAATCTGGCAGACTCAAATAATCTGCTTCAGACAATGTGTGACCACAAACGATACAAACATATACTTTCTCACTCATTATAGTTCTCCTAGTTTTTGTTGATATGCTTCTGCGTGGCGTTTCTCGACCTTAGCAAGTGCAGCGAAACGTTTCTCTGCCAATTCAAGAACCTTTTTAAATTGTTCGGCGTGTTCTTTAGATTCTTCAATTTGTACTTTTGCTTCCATTGAGGCGGTAAGATCACCTTCAAGTTCAGCTGCACGTTGAAAATCTGGATACATTGTGGTGAATTCATACGTTTCACCTTCAATTGCTTTCTCCAAACATTCTTTAGTGGAAGGCTTACCAATCAACAACTCAAGGTGACCCCATGCATGTAGAAGTTCTTGGTCTGCGGTATGCCAAAAATGTTTAGCAATGTCCTCAAAACCTTCATCTTGGGCAATCTTGGCGAAATAGCGATATTTAATATGTGCCATTGACTCACCAGCCAATGCACTCTCTAAGTTTTTTATTGTGGTAGACATGTTTTTCCTTTTTTAAAATGGTGCGCCCGAAGGGACTTGAACCCCTAACCAACGGATTATGAGTCCGCTGCTCTAACCATTGAGCTACAGGCGCAAATATTATTTGATATATTCTACGCTATCTTTACGCAACCAATGGATTAGTTGTGTTTGATTACCTGCTGGAAGACGTTTATTCACGGCAATAAATTCCACACCATCAATTTCCTTTGATGGCCAATCAGAGAACGTGTAGAACTCCTCATTTGAGATTTTCACACGGACTTTTTTGAGAATAGATTTTTTTTGCGTTTTCATAATAAAATTATACAATAAAGTGGAGGGCCTGTCAAGCCCTCCATTTGGTTTTGGTATTAACTACCTTTTATACTTGGTCCAGATTTATATTTTTTAAGATTTTGAATTGCTTCCAAAAAAGCTTCGAATAATTTTCTAATCATTTTATTCTTTACTTTTCACGGAAATTTTCTTGACCATGTCTTGTGTTTTGACTAGGTTTTCCAACCAAATCTTTAACATACCATTGGTAAGTTCCGCATTTTCAATTTCGATTTTGTCCGCAAGTTTGAATTCGCGGGTGAAATTGCGAGTAGCAATGCCTTTGTGTAGGAATGTACCTTCTTCAGGCTCATTGTCCTGTGTTGCGCCTTTGATAACCAATTTATTACCTTCTAGAGTTACCTCAATATCAGATTTTGCAAAACCTGCAACTGCCAGTTCGATAACCCATTTGTTATCTTTGACTTGGCGAATGTTATATGGGGGATAAGAAGGAATAGCCTTAGTCACATTCTTTGCCATTTCTTGCAGGTCATCGAACATCTTGTCGTAACCAACAGCGAAAGGGTCAAATTTGTGGAAGTCGAAAAGGTCTTTGCCGAACACATCTTTTACGTATGTCATATAGTTCTCCTATTAAGCGAGTACAAAAAATTGCAACCCCGAAGGCGTTGCGGTTAATCCAGCTTACCTTATACTGGTCTGAACTTTCGTGTCAGAGGTGTAATTACACGGACGCCTTTTACCGTAGCGACAAACAGGCCCTAAGGTGGGCAGAATTGGCACCTGTGGTTCTTTTACTACCCTTCACAGGCATGGTAGTTTCCCATCCCGATGGGACTAGGATTATACAATTATTTATATTGGATGTCAAGAATTATTTGAACGTTTACCGATATTGTATTTCGGTACCAGTTGCCACTCATCTTTTTCTTTATGTGAAATGATCTTCACCTGAGAAAGGAAGATAGGTTCTGGAGTTTTTGTTTGCTCTTTGTTGACAATTTTTAAAAGACCCCAATCTTCCAACAAGTTAACAATCGCATTTCTGCGAGATAGGTCATTGTCGGTAATATCGGTTTCTTTTCCGTCTAGAGCAAATAATTCTTTGAAATGTACCACATAGTACTGCCCACGTTTGTGCAGAATGTGGCAAGATTGATAAAGAGTTTTGTCTTTTTTAGATGCAACACCGATACGGGTAAGTGTTTCACGCACCTTTAGAAAATCATCTTTTTCTTTTAAAGTTACTTCTACCAAATTCCTAACGTCATTCATTTCACCCACCCTTATCTGTTTTTATTCTTATTTCAGAGATTTGTTCATCGGTGAGAATACGCAAAGCCTCTTTGGCTTTTTGATTCGAATACCCAAAGTAGGTTTTTACGCAATCAATATTCTCATCTTTTTTAGACTTTTGCCACGGAGCGAACTTGCGCTTCATGGGTCTAATGTTATTTAGAAAATACTGGTATTGCATGTCTTTGTCGATACCTGGCCAAAGATTCATTTCACTTGCATACAGTACGCAATCTAGATGATATGACAAAGACCGATTAACAATAAAGGGTGCGTAATCCTTGAAATCCAGTTCATCTTCTGCCTTCTTCTTTTGAAGAATCAGATCCACATAATCGAACGGACTCATTTGAACTGACACTCAACCATGATTTCAGTCAGACATGCGATCAGATTAATCTCATGGTCTGCAACAAATGCGGCTTGATATTGGTATTTCGCCAGAATCACAACCATCTGTGGCACAGAGTTTGCTTCTAGAACACCATACAAACCATCATAGATGTTTCTGAAAATGCGTGTCGGATCATTGTCCAGGTTGTTTGTGACCCACTTACGGCACGATGCAAAGTCTTTGTCTTTGAGTGCAGTGATAAGTTCAGTAATACGAATTTCAGAAACTGATGCCAGAATACCTTTATCGATAGTACCGCCAGCAGCATATCTCTGAAGTTCGTTCAGAATTCTACGATTGTCTGGAAAGTGTTTAGTGATAACGGATGCAACAACTTCTTTTTCGTAAGTGATATCTTCAGTCTGAAGGATATTTTCAACACGTTTAAAGAACTGTGATGCCATCTTGGCTTTGCTGCCATTAGCTTTAAAGTCGATTACTGTGCAACGAGAATGAATAGGATCGATAATCCGATTCTTGTAATTGCAAGTAAAGATAAACGAGCAGTTAGAAGCAAACTCTTCGATTGCACCACGCAGCGCAGGTTGCGTCGAATTTGGATTTAGATAGTCCGCTTCGTCTAGAATAACAACTTTGCGTCCACCAGATAAGGACATTGAGGACGCATAGTTCTTGATTTTGTTCCGCAGAACATCGATACCAGACTCATCAGAACCGTTGATGATGATGTAATCGCATCCAATCTCTTCACAGAGGGCTCTTGCAACGGTGGTTTTACCGACACCTGCGGTGCCTGACAAAAGAAGGTTGGGAATCTTCTTCTGATTTACAAAGTCCTGAAATGTCTTTTTGAGTGCATCAGGAAGAATACATTCCTCGATGGTCTTAGGACGATACTTCTCCACCCACAACATGTGTTCGTTCATTCAAATTCTCCATAATATAAAATAACATTGTATCAGATTTTACGCCAGGTGTCATTCTCTTTGACGTAAAGTTTACCATCAGGACCTGGTGCAATATTCACCGAAACATGTTTCTCTGTTCCAGGTTTATAATTTGGTCCCATACCAACAAGAAAATAATTTCCATAAATACTCTGTTGTGGTGGCAATTCTTCACCATATGTTGCTTGAAGTTGCAACACAGGTTTCTTTTCAAGTTGTTTTTCCAACTCTTTGGTTGGCAACTCATCTTGTTTATAAACAATACGTTCTTGGACTTCTTTGTAACCTGCAACGCCAGCCAAAAAAAGGCCTGTTAATCCCAGGCCTTTTGCAAAATTTCTTCTGCTGGCCGGATTCATTTTACATCCAACATCGATTCGAAAAGGGCTTCAAATTCTTTAGATTCGGCAACCTCTGTGTGGAAAGATTGTTTGAACTGGGTTTTTGCCATGCGTTTAACAATCTTTTTAGGAACTTTCAACTCATCATTGGCAGCATCAACGATATCTTTGATTGCCTCATTATTCGATTGATTGCGGTTCATGTGTAGAACCATCTCATCAACATAACCTTTCAATTTTTTAAGTTGTTCTTCATCATAAGAACCAAATAGTGTATTCACTTTAGTCATTTGTTAAGTTCTCCATTAATCAATCCAACAACATCCAACATCATTTGTTCTAGAGCAACAGTGCCTGTGATCAAGTTGACGACAGTGTTTCCCGGAACTTCTTCCGTATTTGGAGATTCCAATACAGCAATAACATGTTCAGGATTAATTGCAATTGGTTTTTTAGACATTGCATCAGTAAAATAAATCAACATGTTATTCTCCGAATTTAGATTCTTTGGCTTCGATGGCAATCCAATATTGCAGATCACCCTTTTCATTCTTGAATGAAGCAAGCCCCTGTGACGAGACTTCAACAGTGTAAGTGCCAGGAATCATCTTAAAGTTTTCAGCAAGAAAAACTGCCTTAAAAACTTTTTCATTATTAATCTCGCCGATTTCGATTGTGTTCGTGTGTGCAGAATCATCCTTGGCATCGAATGTCGAAACGACAACTTTAGAACCATCAGATTGAAATGCAATGTGTGACGATCCAAGAACGGCAGCATTCTTCAATGCCTGGGCCAAGTCTTCATCTTTCAACACAAACTCACCATCGACTGTTGGTAGTTTCAGTTCTTTATCTGGAGGAGAAACGATCATCGTCTTTACAGTAGTACGATATTTTGTTTTGCTGCGACCAGATTTAAAGATCACGTGTTGTGTGTCGAAATCCAATTCAGTATCTTTGTTCAGAGAGAACACCGACAAAAATTGATTCAGATCATAGATGCAAAAGTCTTGTGGGAACTCATCAGGTAAGGTTGCTTTTGCAAGAACCGTTTTAGTTGACGAAATGGTTGCAATCTTATTGCCTGTTTTAAATTCAATGCCGGAATTAATGCCAGCAAAGTTTTTCAACACTGTTAGTGTCTCACTCGATAATTTCATAATATACTCCTTATTACATTTCTTCAATTGTACTAGAACCGTAGGAAAGTTCAAGTTTTTTGGTGACCTTTTTCTTCAAGTCTTCCAATGTACCATCATTCTCAATGATATAATCAATATGTCCGCCAATCCAACGCCACTCAGATTCATGTATACCAGATCGCAACATGAAGCTTTCTGCAGCACGATCACCGCGGTTTGCTTTTCTTGCAATGTCATACCAATGTGGTTTAACACCTCTTTGTATTTCAATCAAAATGCCACCTTGATCATGTACAAATTGTATTTCATTTTCAAAACGAACATCAGTGATAACAAAATTTTGTTCCGGGTTCGACATGATGTATCTCTTCATTTTAATAACCCAAAAATCTTTGTGAAATACATCTCTACCAACTTCTGTGCCCAACAACTGTAATGCGAGTCTTGGTGTAAAATCTTTTCCAAATTCTTTAGACCAAAATTCGTCAGGTTGTTCTCGCCACTTGCGGGAGGCATCAGTATCACCTTCTAGAAGGTGTCTAGGCCAGCCAAACATTTCAGCGGCAACATCCTTAACACCTTTGGCAAAACTCAAAGGAGTAAAGCCCATGTCTCTAAGGATGTCACCTGCTGTGCCTTTACCTGAACCAATGAATCCAAGTAGGCCTACAATCATCACATTTCTCCAACAAAATTCGCAACAGCAGGCATGTCGCCTTTGAAGTGATATGTACCGATGTGATCAGTACGCATCCAAGGGCAAAGCCAGATTTGTCCACCAAGTTTACGCCAGAGTTGACAGAACATATAATCTTCAGACAGATAACGATCTGTGCCGCCGCCAGTTGCAGAATCTTCAGTATCAATGATAGTATCAAAGAAAGCGTGAATGTAACGCGAACCATCAAAATGTGCCTGGCCAACGTGATCGGGTTTATAACGCAACTGTGGGTACGCTTCTTCCATCTTGGGGAATACTTCACGCTTAATCATCATAAAGCCCGTACCAATTTCCAGAACTTCAAGTGGTTCAGACACAGAAAACTTTTCAGTACCACGAACGGGATTGAAAACATAATCACCAGTTACTTTCTCCAAAGCTTGAGCATCGATTTCTGGATTTCTCTCCATGGCTTTCTTAACAGAACGCCATTTAATAGCTTTCTTAGGATAAGGACCACCGATAACATCTTTGTCCAGAGCAAGAAGTGCAATCACATCTTTCGGATCAAAGTGAATATCAGAGTCAATAAACAACATATGTGTGCAGTTTGAACGATTTAAGAACTCATCAACAAGGTAGTTTCTTGCACGTGTAATCAAAGATTCATTGAAGAGAAATGAAAATTTAACTTGTACACCATACTGAATACAAATAGACTGCAAATCAAGGCAAGCCTTGGCATACAGTCCGTGATTCATACCACCATACATAGGTGTTGCAACGAAAATACTTTTCTTTTGAAGCTCTTCTTTTTTAATTGAAATTTCCATTATCTCTCCAAAAATAAAAAAAGGGAGAACCACCCCATGGTGGTCTCCCAGTCAAACGTCAATTAAGCGTTGAAACTGTAACCGGCTTGGCGTGCAGCACGAACCAAAGCTTTGGTTGGTGTGCCCATACGATAAACAGAAACCTTAGAACCGTCAGCGCGGGTCTTGGTGTTCGTGTAGATAACATGACCTTCTTGACGCAGCTCATCGATACGAGCGCTGACATTCTGGATGCCGAAGCGAGCACGAGCTTGTGCGGTAGAGAGGGTGTTGTAGCCTTCTTTCTTGCTCAGAAAGTTAAGTAGGCGTTGCTTAGCGGATAATTTAGTCATAGTAATCTCCATAATGACAAGGTTTAACAAAAATCTTGCGTTTTGCAAGTCTTCACAGTATACTATTATATAGACACCGTGTCAAGTATTTTCATGGTATACTTGAATTATCTGCCAACTTGTGGCAGGTATTTTGCCTTGGTTTCTTCCCAAGACAAGAAGATCAAATCATCATAAAACAAAGACTCATAAGAGACATTGTTCTTCTTCTTCAACATGGAAATCCTACCTTTGGCATATTTGATTTTCCAAATATTCGATAGGGTTTCTTCGGATGTATCGAAAGATTTGATCAGTTCATTTTCACCAATTTCTTTTCTTAAGAATTCATTGGTATTATTATAAAGAGGAGAAAAATAAATGCCTCTTTGATGTTCGGTACGAACCAGGTTTTTAGGAATGCCAAGTTTTGGATATGCGAAATTCAACGTGCGGTTTTTATGATCACGTTTAAAAGGCAAACCATTTGGTTTTTTGGCTTCCCACCATTCGAAATATTTTTGAGTGTGATTTTCTTTCACCCAATCATAGACAGCATTAACGGTCTTCTTTGTCGGTTCGAATGCAACAGAACCACTAGAGAAACCCATTTTGTTCCAGTGTTCAAGCCCATCATACTGAGACAGACCATTTGATTTGGTATTACCATAGAGTGATGTTGTTGTCACACCTACGAGTACATCACCATATTGTCTCTTCCAATCTTTCTGTACAGTATCAGAGAGACAAAGTAGTGCCAATAATTTGCCGCCCATATAGTTGAATCCAAGAGGTTGCAAAGGTACGATGGTCGAACCGATTGCAGTATGATTAATCATATTACCTTGTGTCTTGATGGTTCTTTCCCAACCAATTGCCTTGTCTCGCGGTGTCAAGTCAAGAAAGTCGGATGAAATGCAGATGACACCAAGATATTTACCTGTAACTTCATCTTGAACAGTGTAGAACAAGTTTCGACCAATGTTTGAATTGTTCTTCATTGTTGAAGAGAAGGTACGAATGGTGTTCCAGGTTTCTGCCAAAGGTCCATTAGACAAGACCATTTTAGGTTTTAGTTTCTCATAACACTCTGGTGTTTCTGGCATCCAGAAATTCGATTTGACTTCTTCAATCATCTTCATTTGGTTGTTGTCGACCAATTGAACCTGATATCCATCAAAAATAGTATTGATCTCTCTTGTGGGATACTTCTCATGTACCTCACACCACTTTTGATACAAAGTATATTCACGGACATCCATGTTGGATGCCTTCGTCAAGTCATCGACTAAAGATTGTTTTAGTTTCTCGGTATCAATATGAGTGAAACGTGCTGGCTCATTTTCAATTTGCCAAAGACGCCACTGTTCATCGAACGATGGATATACTTTTTTCTTCGCCATTAATTATTTCTTTTTTGATAGATTGTACTTTTGAAACTTAAGCATCTTCTTGTTTAACTTACTCAGTTTTTTCAAACCAAGTTGAAGTGCAAGAGGTTTAGTCCTGTCAGTATACACTATTCCGTTCATGTGGTCAAGTTCATGCAGGAAACACCTGGCGGTTAATCCTTCAAAAGTTTTGGTATGTGTTTCACCTTTGAAGTCTTGGTATTTTACCTGAATTGTTTTTGGTCTTGTTACCTTTAATGTCAACATTGGAAAAGAAAGGCAACCTTCATCCATATGAACTTCTCCTTCAGAAGAGATCAGTTCAGGATTAAAGAATGCAACATATTCCTCACCCGTACCCATAACAAAAACACGATGTGCATAACCACATTGATTTGCAGAAAGACCTAATCCATTATTTGTTTTACAGGTTTCTACCAGAGAAGAAGCAAACTCTGCCGGATTAACGGGTGGTTTCTTAAAGTTAAACTCTGGCAACACTTGGTAAAGAGTTGGCCAATCTGGAGGAACAAGTTTAAAAATTGGTGCAATTGACGCAACCTTACTTTGTTCTTGTGTATCGTATAATACAACTTCATCAGTACTCATTTTGTTTCCTTTTATTTCTCAATCACAGAAAAATTATTCTTCTTTACAAACTTAATAACGGAACGGAACTTATCAAACAGTTGATCACCTTTGTGTGAGATGACAAAAACGTTTGTATCAGAAGACAACTCTTTTAGTAGGTTCATCAACAGTTCAACAGAAGCCGTATCCAAACTACTATCAAATATTTCATCCAATATCAACAGATTGGTATTGGTACTATTTTTCAATTTGGCAACTTGGCGCCAAGTTAACAACAATGCCATATCAATCTTTTGTTTCTCACCTTCGGAAAAATTAGCATATGAAAATTCATCGCGGTGCCGACTCTTGATTGTCTCTTCAAAGTTTTCGTTAATATTGAAGTTGACAAAGAAGTCCATTGAAGACAGGTACTTGTTGATCAACTTGTTCATAATCGGCAAGTACTGTTTGATGATCTTTGTTTTGATACCAGTATCTTTCAGTAGAGTGCTGGCATATTCATGGTAATGTTTCAACGAAACAAGTTTTTCATACGATTCAGTATATGTTGTCAATTCACTTTTCAAATCTTTCAACTTCTCATTCTCTTCTTCCAGATTGTCTTTGGTTGAAGAGAGATCGGTGATCTCTTTATTCAGTTTGGTAATATATTGTTGTATAGCAGATATGGTTGAGTTGTGTTTAATAATTTCGCCATTGTGTGCATTGATGTGTTTCAATACGGCAGCGATATCATTCATTCGTTTTGTAATTTTACCGATCTCTGCCTTAATTTCGTCAAGACCTTTTTGTTGTGTGTTGACTTTATCTTTTCTTTCTTGGATTTGCTGAGCTTTGAAATGTGTTTCAATAGACTGTTTACATGTTGGGCAATTGTCATTTTTTTCATAAAATTCAATATCCTTTTCATTCTTTGAAATATTGTTTTCAATCTTGGCTTCCAACTGAATTAGTTTTTTAGACTTTTTATCCAGACTGTCTTGGCCATCACCAACTTTGTAAGTTAGTGCATCGACATGTTTCTGTATGAGAGAAATGTCGTTAGTGATTTTGGTAATTTGTCCTTGTGAGGTGACAATTTCATTTCTCTTATTTTCAATCTCAACATCATTACGTAAACGATGGTCTTCAATGTTTTGTTTCTGAAACTTAATTTTTTCTTCCACCAGATTGATATCAAATTTTACTTTGGTAATATCATCTTTGATTGTGGACATTTTCTCTTTGACAACGGAATTCATTGAAGAGAAAATTTGAATGTCTAGTAGGTCTTCGATAATTGTCCTACGATCTGAAGCAGATAACTGCATAAACGGAACGAAAGAAGCTGAACCAAGAATCACAACCTGCGTGAAAGATTTGTAATTTAATTTGAGAATATTGTTCTCTAGTACTTCTTGATAATCTTTTGCAGCTGCATCTTGGTTCAGCAGAACACCATCAACATAAATCTCAAAGATGTTGGGTTTAATACCACGAACAACTTTGTACGATTTTTTACCAATAGAAAATTCTATTTCGACTACCGCATCTCTACCATTGATAGAGTTTAACAGTTGTGGTTTATTTATTTTTCTGAATGGTTTACCAAACAAAACAAAACACAATGCATCAAGAATGGTGGATTTACCTGCTCCATTCTGACCAATAATCAGTGTGTTTGTTGATCTGGTGAAATTGATTTCGGTGAAAGAATTACCGGTAGACAGTAAATTCTTCCAACGGATTTTTTGAAATAGTATCATGCTCTCTCAGTATTCAATGCCTCTACGTAGAGTTCTTTCAATAATTTTTTCAATTCATTATTATCTATGCTATCTTCCTTAATTGCATCAACATATTTGTTGAGTATGGTTAAGGTGTCTTCAGCTTGATCTACCATATTCTCTTCAACACCTTCTGTCAATTCAGAAAAGTCTTCTGCAATGGTGATATCAATTGGATTGACATTATACAAGTTATTCATAAACTTGTCAAACAAATATGGATTCGTTTTATTCATTACAACCACTTTAACATAAGCGCCGGTGTAAACTGATAAATCTTTATTGTTGATTTCGGTGATAGTTTCTTCCTTGTCATCATACTTGATGCGGTGAAACATGACATTTGGATTCTTTACAAAATCAAGCCCATCGTTATCCAAATTAAAGATATGAAAGCCGCGAGGATCGTTGTAATCTTGCCAAGTGAGTTCGTATGGATTTCCGAGGTAGTAAATGTCGTCTGAACTAGACTTATGATGATAATGACCAGAAAAAGTATGAGAGAACTTACGAAAAATCCCACGATCTAATCCTCCTTCAGATGGCATACCGCGATACATTGCAAAACCAGAAATTTCAAAGTGACCCATGCAGTACTTTGCATCAGTAGTTTGAAGCATCGTCATACTATCTTCATAATTTTCTGGACAAATCCAAGGCATCATGCAAATCTTGTGTGGACCAACATAAATCTCCGTTGGATCATCAATCACATTAAATGAACTAGAGTATTCTCGGAGTAACAGATCAACCGAGTTCACATCATTCGTGTTCTTGAAATAGGTGTCGTGATTGCCAGCCAGAATGTGAACATCAATTCCCATTTGTGCCAGAGGATCAAAGAACATTTCTTTGGCACGTTTGAGTGTATAGAAGTTCATGTACTTTCTGCGGTCAAAAGTATCACCCAACATCAATACGGCTTGTACATTTTCCTCTTTGATTTTAGGAAAGAAGGTATCTCTATAAAACTTTTCGTAAAAATCTAAAAAGTGTACCGAATCATTTCTCGCACCAAAATGTTGATCAGTTATTATGGCAATTTTCATTTTTTACAATCATTATATTCCTGTTTCAAAATACCCATTCTTTTTTCTTCCGCTTCCCATACTCTTTTTCTTAAACCAGAACTACTGTATGGGTGTTGTCGTTCGTGATAGAACAATTCTATGCCTTGATCCAAACACCATTGTTTTCCAGTAAAGTCCTTTGTTTTATATTCATCACCTAAAAAGCGAATATCAATATGCACCGTTTTCAACATGTTCAATAAATCTTCTTCGGTATGGTATACCAAAACTTCATCAACATATTTGCAAGCCGACACACACATAAATCTTTCGTACATAGACATTACTGGTTTATTTTTGGTATCTGGCCTATCCACGGTTGGATCAACCTGTACTGCCACAATCAAATAATTACAGTGTCTTTTTTCTTCTCGCAACATTGTGACATGCCCAGCATGGAACAAATCAAAGGTGCTACAATTAAATCCAATTTTCATTATATCACTCCTCAATAAATTTTTCAAGCCCTTTTGGTTTCTTTACCGTCTTCAATTCTTTTTTAGTTTTTTTGGCAACTTCGTAGTTCTCAATAAACTCGGCAATGTTGTCATACAGTTCAAACTGTTTGGTTGTACCATCTTCGAACTCCATGGTTTCAAATTCATCCAGAATACCAATTTGTTCGGTAGACTTATACTTCACATACAATTGTTTCTTTTCCTTCTGTATTCTCCTGAGGAAGGCGTAGTAAATGATTTGGGTGAAGTATGCAAATGGGTTTTTGGATTTATTCGGATCAAAGTTCTCAAAATACATCAGACAGTTTTCGATGCCATCCGAAATCATTTCATCTCGGTAAGTATAGTTGATGAAGTTTGGTTTGTGTGAGAGTCCTTCGGCAATTTTCATCCAACATTCACCGATATAATTTGGTATGTTGGGTTTTGCTTTGCCGTTCTTCTCGGCTTCGATACATAGTTCCTTGTATGCAACCAAGGCCTTTAGGAAATCTTCGTTATTGATGTAGTGTTTCTGTTTGTTCATTCAAGTATACCATAAAAAGTTGTTGACAAAAGGCTTGACACGTGATACAGTTCACGGTGTAGCCCCGATGATATTAATGTAATAAAGTTCCTTTAATTGATTCCATTTCTCTTAACATCTCCGCCATATTAACATCTTGTTCTTTTACTTTGGATCTGTTATTCAATATTTCTGCCATCCTCTCCACGGTATTCAGATAGTATTCTTTAAAATCCTCAGTTGGTTCAAAAATACAAAGAACATCTTCATTGTTAATTGCCACTGAATCACCTTTCATAATATCTACCGGTAACCAATGTTGCAAAAGCAGATTTGAATTCCTAACTTCAAACATCATGGGGTTTGTAATTTTAATTTGATATGAATCAAGTTGTTCCATAACACAAATAACATCAATACCATCTTTAAATCTCAAAGCGTAAATGTTATTTTCCATCTTTTAATCCTATGTTATAAAGTTTGAAAGAGAACTTCTCTTCATTATATATTTTCACTCTTTCCACGAAATGTTGCAACGTAAAGTTCATTTTCTTTTTGTGTCTGAGGTCGTCTGCAATGTCATAGAGTGTTGCCATTTCTTTACCTTCCGACTGTCTAAGAGATCGTCCAATCGATTGAAGATTTCGAACTCTTGACTTTGACGGAGATGCGAAGATAATATTATGTAAATTCCTAATATTAATTCCAGTAGAAAAAGTCCCAAAAGAAGCCACAACAATAGCATCATTCTCTGTCTCCATAATCTTACGAATATTCTCTCTGTCTTCTGTTTCTACTCCGCCATGTACAAAAAATACCTTGCGGCCGTTTGCTTTTTCTTTAATTATATTATACAATATTTTACCATGTTTTTCAACCATTTGATAAAGCACTAGGGTATTTTTATCTAAACTGATGCATAGATTCCTGATGAATCTATTTCTGTTTTCGGATGTAATAAGGTATTCTATTTCTTCCTGATAAGTGTCATCTTTATGATTTTCACATACCTCTGGTGAATGTTTAAGTACCAGACATTTGATATTGAAAGGTGACAATTGCTTTTTGTCGATCAACTCTTTTGTTGTGATTACCTTCTCTACAGTTCCAAACAAACCTTCCAAAACCAGTTTGTGAGTCTTTGTACCATCTAAAGTACCAGTTAAACCAATACGATACTTTGTCTTGTTTGCGGCAGTCATAATTGTTGTGAGTGACTGTGCCTTGAACAAGTGTGCCTCATCTCCAATGATGTAGTCAAACTGTTCAAAGTATTGTTTTGGCAATTGATAAAGTGACTGCCATGTAGAGATAGTCAGATTCTTGTTTGTATGTTTGTCTTTGCCTTGATATATTCTGTGTACGTTTTCTTCCACATTGAAACCGTTGTGTGAAGAGTAGTCTTCAAAGTCTGAATATAACTGTTCAACAAGAGAAGTTGTGGGAACAATAATCAATCCTTTTAGATTCTGATAATCTAGTAACTGTCTAAACAACAAATAAATGATCAGTGATTTTCCTGATGCGGTGGGAGACAACAACAGAGCTCTTCTATGTTGCATTGCATGAATGAATGCTTTTCTTTGATGATCTCTTACATCAATTGGTCGACCTTGTGAATGTAGATTCAGAGTTTTAACATATTTTTCAAAATGATATATCGAATATTCATCTTGTGTTTCTTCAAATTCGTACTTGTAGTTGCGTTCTTCACAGAACTCTTTCAGATAAGGTATCAGCCCAAGATATATTTGACTTGTCGCTAGATTGAATAGTCTTATTTTACCGTCCCAGATTCGATTCC